GATTAGTTTTAGGTTTATTAGGGTCATATGGTATAACTTCAATTGGTGTTTGTTTACCAGTACCTGTTGTATCACCCGTACCAGTACCCGGATCTGTTTTTGGTGTAGGTGGTGCTTTTGGTTTTGGATTAGTTTTAGGTTTATTAGGGTCATATGGTATAACTTCAATTGGTGTTTGTTTACCAGTACCTGTTGTATCACCCGTACCAGTACCCGGATCTGTTTTTGGTGTAGGTGGTGCTTTTGGTTTTGGTATTAGATCTTCAATAAGAGTATCAACACCTGTCCTTTGTATACTAGGTGCTTTTGCTGGTTGTTCTCTACCAGCACATGCACAAATACCACCAGGGAAAGATGCAAGCTTATCTAAAGCAGCATCAAAGGTATCCAATGCACCAGAAAACGGTGTTTTAGTAATCAGTAAATTAGTTCTTTTTTCCTCTTCTTGTACTCTACGCTCTACTTCTTGTTCTCCAGCATCAACACCAGTCAATTTATCTGCTGCTGAAGATGCTAGATATCCACCACCAATAGATGCTGCTAATGCAATTGTGCCACCAATAATACCGCCAGAAAGAGTTCCTGCTCCAGGAACAACAGAACCATAAATTGCCCCAGCAGCTGCACCTGCTCCCAATGCACCTAATAATCCAGCACCAGCACCTACGCCAGCTTGAACATTTGTTTGTCCTGATTGTTTTCTTTGTAAAAAGTCTATTCCAGTAAATGCAGCACTCAATAAAGGAATTGATTTTCCTACACCTGCTCTAGGTTTTGGTGATATTCCTATGCCTTTAACTCCACTTGGTGATTTAGCACCTTTTAGACCTTTTGATAGTCCTGCCAGTCCAAGTGTTCCAAGAACTTTTTCTACTATTCCGTCTTTATTTTCTGAATCTTGTTCCGACTGCTGAATTGCAGTGTAGGTTTTTTGTCTTACTTCTAAAAGTTGTGTTCTAGCACGAAGACGTTGTTCTTCAATTTGATTGGTGGTTGCAACAGATTTAGAAAATAATTTTTCTAAATTAACACTATTTTTACTTGCAGATGAAGCAGCTTGTAATACTCTTTCTAAATTCATGCTCCGTATACTCCTAGAATGAGATTAGAAGTAAATCTATCAACACTTTCAAAAGTAGTGTTGAATGCAATTTCACTTGATGCTGGAGCAGATTTTGGTCCTTGTGGTTTAACAACTGATTGCTTACCAGGAATTGTTAGTAAAGCAACATCAGAACTTGCAGGTCTGCCAGTTGAACTTTGCTCACTAGGTTTACCATCAATCTTACTATTTTGAGCAGATTTTTTTGGTTTTGGACTTGTCTGTGCTCCTTGTGCTTCTCTAAGGTTTTGGTTGTAAATATCTAAACTTTGTTGCAATGTTCTCTTTGTTTGTCCATAACGAGGTCCAAATCCAGCCCATTCCTCATTTAAAACACGAAGATCATTAATTGATAGTGGTTTTGATACATCTATTCTTCTTTTCTTTTTTGCAAGGAATAATATCATTTTGTTCTGTAATTCTGGAGTAAGCTTTTCCTTAGTAGGGTCTAATCCCATCGCACTAACAACATTTTCTGGTTCCATAAATTGCCCAGCACCAACTGCTGCAGATCTTCCACCAGAATAATATCCTCTACCTTCTTTTAGAAACTTTCTTTGCAGTTCAGCAACTTGATTTGCTGTTAGTTTAGATAAATCTCCTCCATATTGAGAACCACCGAAGAATGTATTATATCCTTTTGCACTAGAAGTTCCTTCAACTTCCCTAACAGATGCAATAAACGCCTTTTCTTGTGGTGTATCTGCAATTACATCTGCAGCATTTACATCACCAGATATACCACCCCCACCGCCAGGATAATTCTTTGGTCTTTTTTTCATCAAATCTTCAACTGCAACCTTTGGTTGTTCTTGTGCTTTTCCACCACCTCTTTGTGTTAGGATTTCATTAAAACGAGTTACGGTTGCTTGAAATCTATCAACATCCTCTGGATTAATTACTGCAGATCCAGTCTGCTTTTTTATAAGTTCCTGTCTTCTTACATCAGCAGCACCCATTGTCAATGGTACTGCAGCAGCAAGTCCTAGCATCCCTAGTCCACCCATACCAGGTCTACGAGCGACTGTAGCACCTGCTGCGGCGTTTCCCCTACCACCAAGTGCCATTCTTGCTAGGACTAATCCAGAAACGATATTGACGATCTCTGGGAGCATTGCAGTAACTGCAGCTCCAGCATTAACAGCAGCATCACCAAATCGACCTTCTGATAATGCTTTACCACTTAGAACTGCAGATAACCCAGCAAACTTAGATCTTAGATCAAAAAACGATCCACGTAAACTAGTTAAATTATCTTCTTCTTCTTTATATAACTTCTTTTCTTCATTAAAATATTTCTTCTTGTTACTAATGTCTTCTCTAATCTGTGATTGAATTGAACCAAGATTATTGTTGACTTGTTCAAATTCTAATACAAGTTTTCCTAATGTGCGTATTGATTGTGGAGTAAGTGCTGATGCCTTTTCTTCTGCACTCATCAAAAGTTTATCATATTCCTTACTCATTCTCTGTGGAAGGAGAGATTTTATTCCTTCCACAGGTTTTCCTGTAGCAACATCTGCTAAAGGATCACCATAACGATTGATCATTTTTTTAGCATAGTCTGATGCATTCATTTCACCAGGATGCCTATAAGTTCCAGCTGAAGGAACTCTAATTCCAAAATATTGATGTGGTTCTAAATTAGCCATTAGCGTTTGCTGCTTGTGCTGCCTCTAACTTTTTCTTCTCCAAATAATTCTCTAGATATTTGATATAAGTTTCCTTTTCCCAAGGGATCAAATCGTCAAGTTCAGATAAACTCCATCTATGATAATGCATCAACGCAAAGTTGTCTTCGTAATATGAAGTCATATCTGTATGATATAACATTATGCGAAAAAATTTGTCAAACCCTCAATTAGGACATCAGTATCAACATTAGTATTGGGATTGGTTATTTTTGTCGAATATGATAACTTTGGCATACTTTCAAAAAACTTCTCAATCATTTGAAATTGAAAACTGTTTAGTCCTTCAAGGAACTCAACCCATTCTTTTTCAGTATAATCAGAATGTGACCATGCTTCATCTTCATTATATAACTGTTCAATGCATGAGATCACAGATTTGAATGCCCTATCAATCTTATCCAGATTTGTTCCAGACTTAGTAACAGAAAAATTATTTTCAACAAATTGCTGCATGGAAGGATATTTCATCTTCATATTCAGCCCATCACCAAGATCAATAATATCAGCGTGTCCTTCAGGAACAACGAGTTTTACTTCGTTGATTTTGACTGTTAATGGAACTTGAGTTTCTCCATCATCAGTACAAGTAACTAGAAGTTCTACACTTTCACCCACAGACTTGCTGCGAATATTCAAGAAAAGGTATTCAAGTTCAAAACTAGGAAGATCATCAACTTTGATACCACGAGTAAGAACACAGGATTTTAAAACATCTTTTACAGCGTTCAAAATATCCTTTTCATTACCACTCTCAAGTGCAATCAGAAGAACTTTCTCTTCCTTTACAAGAAATGGTCGATATTTAATTGATTTACCAGTAGAAATAAGATCTAGTTCAAATGTAGGAGTAACAACTTTAGGTAATGGCATAAGAATTCACATCATTGTCTTTATTTAGAATGGATTTCTGACGTTCTTTCCAGAATCTGATCTCGCAACTACATCTTGATTAAAAGATCTGGAAGTTCTATCAGTATAATAGTAATCATACTTGAAGGTGACTGCCGTTTTGATCAACTCTGCATTACCATATGCTAATGGTGCAGCAACAATGTTAACTGGAAAAGCATCCATTAGATGGTATGTAATACTATTAGATATTCTAGAAGCATTGCTATTTTTAATAGTAGTATAGTCTTTAGATCTGTACTGTTTTGGAAGAATATCTCCACCAAATGTTGTGATCTGTATGTCACATTTATAACTTAATGGGTATTTTAATTTCCTATAAGATGCTCTATCTTTTTTTCTTTCACCTGTACTTCTGCCATGCCCACCAGACGATAAAACTGTTGGCGAAATGTATTCCATCCAAGCATTGAATACTTCATTTGTAAAATAATCTTTCTGAGAATAATATGTTAATGTAATATCTGGATATCTTCTATAAACTGCATAGTTTGAAGATACACCTTGCCTTAGTCCGTCAACTTGTGATGTTTGAATTTGTGATCCTGGTAGAACTGCTTCTGAACAAAATAGTGCTAGATAATTTCCTGGATTTTCTGACAAACTGTTTTCATAAAAACCATGTTGATTGATAAATCCAACTAAACTATTACCACCACCCTGGATTATAGCACTATTAAAATCTATCCATACATCATATATGTTATTAAAAGCAGGTACAATACCAGATCCAGTTTTACTTGTTCTAGTATTGTACAGTTCATATGTTGGAATATAAATTCTATTTTTTGATCTTTCTAAATCGCTCATCTAAATAGAAGACGTTTATATACTATGTATGAGTTATAAGGGAAAATTTCGACCTTCTAATTCTAGTAAATATAAAGGTGATCCCACAAATATCATTTATAGATCTTTGTGGGAATTAAAATTTATGCGATATTGTGATACAAATCAAGATATTTTGAAATGGGCATCAGAAGAACTTTGGATTCCCTATAAGTCTCCAATTGATGATCGTTTACACAAATACTTTCCAGATTTTTATATCAAATATAAAAATACTTCTGGAAAAATTATAGAAAGTTTGATTGAAATAAAACCAGCAAAACAAGTTGCAGGTCCAAAACCACAGAAATTAAAATCTAACAAATATCTTTCTGAAGTTTATGAATATGCTAAAAATATGGCAAAATGGGAAGCAGCAAAAGAATATTGCGATGATCGAAAATGGGAATTTAAAATATTAACGGAGCACGATCTTGGAGTATAAGTCACGATTTCCAAAATCAACAGTTACAAGTATTCCTCAAGTAGGACATTTAATGTTATTTCGTTATCGTGCAGTGACTGCAGAAAAACGATTTTATGACAAAAATCCATTGTGCTTCATTGTTCTAGATTTGAACGAAGTGTTCTATGGCATGAACTTACACTATTATCCAAAAAGTCAACGAATGGATGTGGTAAATATGCTTCAAGAAGCACAATCAAGTGATGTTCAAAACTGGGAAGAATTTTTATTTGGCAGCACTGGGTTCCATAAATACTTGAAATTAGAAGTAGAAAGTAATTTCATAGATATAGCAATGGAAGAATGGCAAGCTGCATCACTATTAACTGTAGAAGAGTTTGTTAGAAGTTTTCGTGGTGCAGAAGTTACAGTTAATCTTAGGAGTTTAGGATAATGGCAAATCCATATAAGCCTCCAGGAAAAAAACAACCAGTAAGACCAGCAGAAAAACTTGGAATACATTTCGGCCTGTTTGAATTCACCGACCCACGATATCCTGGGAAAAACTTTACTGCATTTTACAGTAAAGATACTGCAAATGGCGATTTCTTAAAAGTATATCAAGTAAAAACTGGGCTGCTTCCTTGGGAATTTACAACTCCAGATAAATCTGACTTCAAAAAATTGATGGAAGATGGTAATCCTGGTAAAGCTTCATATTATGATGCGATAGGAAGATTAAAACTTATCATCGAAAATCAAAATAAAACCCCATCTCTGCCTGGGGGATCAACAAAAGCTCAAATAGATCAAGCATTGGCAGATGCAAAAACAGTTGATGTGTGGGATGCTTCCAAGCAAACAAAACAACTAGCACCACCAGAACCAACACCACCTCCAGAAGCACCTGCAATTCCACAGTCTGCACCTATAACTGGACAAGCCGTAACTCTTGATCCAGAATTAATCAAAGAACTTTTGAATAGTTCTAAAGAAACAATAAAATCCTTACTTGCCCCAAACGAAACTGGTCCACTAATCATATCATATCCCAACGATGCATCTTTTTCCAATACACAAGATCACGTTATTATAGAGCAATTTACATACAAAGCACCTCAAGAAGAACTTTTTATTACTGGACAAAATGAATTCACTACAAATTTTGCCGATATTGTAACTAAAGGATTAACTAGAAATTCAAATCTTAGATTTTTCATAGGAATGGTAAAATTACCAATACCAAACCAGTTAGCAATCTCAAATGGTGTAAGTTGGGGTGAAGATCGTGCTAATCCTATAGAAGCTGCTGCATTCTTTGGTGCTCTTCCACTTGCACAGCAGGCAATAGGTGGAAATGTTGGCGGATTGTTAGGTGGTACTTTTAGTGGATTTGGACAATTCATGGACCAATTTGGGCAAGGAAATTTTGGTGCAAACACGTCTGCAGGATTACTATTATCTTCATTCATTGCACAATATGCTTTGGGTAAAGTTGGTATCAATGTAGATCCTGCACAATTCATTGCAAGAGGAACAGGAACAACAATCAATCCAAACCTCGAATTATTATTCAATGGTCCTAAACTTAGGTCATTCTCATTTACTTTTGAATTTGCTCCAATCGGATTAAATGATGCTACAGCAGCAAGACGTGTAATGAGATTTTTTAAGCAAGGAATGGCAGCAAAAAGATTTGAAAGCACTTCTATTTTTATAGGATCGCCTAACGTTTTTAGAATTTCATATAGAGGAAGTGGTAATAAAAGTATAAAAGGTTTGAATAAATTCAAAATATGTGCTTTGACTTCATGCGAAATAAATTATACACCAGAAGGAGTTTATCAATCATATGATGATCCAAATGCCGTATCAATGCCAGTAAGAACAAATATGACATTATCATTCACAGAACTAACTCCAATCTTTGAGCAAGATTACATTAATCAAGATGATCCTAGTGTTATAGATGTATTTGAACAGTCTGTATCTACACTTGCTCCACAAGATGCAATTACATTCGACGATATAGGTTTCTAAAATGGCATATTTTGACTTATTTCCAGATCTATTATTACCATCGTTTTCAGACAATCGTAATTCCAGTTACGATTATGTCCGTGTAAAAAATCTTTTCAAACGTGCTAAAATTAGAGATGATTTTTTTCAAAATGCTATAGTATTTGACAAATACTCCATTGTTGGTGATAATCGTCCAGATAATGTTGCGGGAATACTATACAATAGTCCACAATTAGACTGGATTATCCTAATTTCTAACAATATTATCAATGTTAGAGAAGAATGGCCAATGTCACAAACAGATCTAAACAATTATTTGATGAATAAGTATGGATCTGAACTTTTACAGGAAATTCATCATTATGAAACCAAAGAAGTTCGTAATAGTGAAGGAAATTTGCTTTTACAGGCAGGATTATTTGTTGATGCAAACTTCCAATTTAAGTATTCTAACTTTGGCACGTATAAAGTGCTTTCTGGGGCAAATATACTAACTTCAGTCAGTAACTATGATTACGAAGTTTTGAAAAACGACGAAAAACGCACAATTTACGTTTTGAGACAAAATTACATCCAAACCATAATTGATGATATGCGTGAAATCATGACTTATACCGATAGTTCTCAATATATTGATAAACGTACAAAAAAAGGAGCTAACTTAAGGATTTTATCCTCAAGATAACTCCAAAAACATATTTTGAAATTTTTACCCAGAATTTTTTAATTGACTTTTTTGAAAACAAAAATTGATTTTGAAATCACTCTTCAGCAAGTCGCTGGAAGTAAGACAGTGTATCGTCATCATCATCTGCTGCTACAGGAGCAGGAGATGACTTAACAACACGCTCTTCTTCCTTGATTTGTTGGCGAGACTTCATCACAACTTGCTCTTCCTCATCGAACGTATCAGGATCAACACGACGACTAGAAGCGTTAGGATTTAGAACCATATTCATACGCTTTTCAAGTTCTTCGTAGGACTTGAACTGATCAGGACGAGTAAACTCTTCAAGAGAATACTGTTTTTTCCAAATTGCTTCAAGTGCATCATCATCATCCAGAAGTGGTTCAGATTTTGCAAACTCAGAACTGTCGTAGTTACGATAACTAGCAACGTTCTTGATTTTCATCTTGAAATTTGCACCTTGCCAGAAGTCAAACGGATCAATCGTTTGCTCATCTTCATACTCAGGTTGCATGGCAGCAGTAATCTTATCAAAGATTTTCTTACCAAACTTGAATAGAAAAACTTTGCCTTCGTTCTGGGGATTAGCAGGATCCTTCACAACATAGATGTTGCTAATGTAAGATAGTTTACGCTTCTGCTTACGTGCTTGTTCTTTATCTACTTCACTACCACTGTTCCAAAGAATACGATTGTACTCCGAAACAGGATCTTTACCACCAAGCGTGGTCAGACTGTTCTCAATATACCAACCTCCTGGACCTTGAAAAGCATGTGACCACACTTTTCCCCAAGGCAATTCTTCACCTTGTGGTGCAGGTAGAAAACGAATTACTGCATAACCGTTGCCTGCTTTATCTACTTCAGGTTTCCATACACGATCATCAGCACCACCAGTGGTGCTCTTATTCATTTTTTCAATCTCTGTTGTCAGTTTAGAAGTCAAACTGCCAAGGCGAGATTGTTTTTTTAGATCTGCAAAAGACATAAGATTTTTGTATTTTTAGATTGGGTGGATTGATTACCTGTTATATTATAACATACCATTTAGGGTGTGTCAAGGCGTTTTTGTAAACCTTCCAAGGTTCTTCTCATGTTATTGAAGATGATTGACATATCAACATCTTTAAACCCCATTGCTGCTGATGTTATCTTGATTTTTTCTTTCATTTCTAATGCTTCCCGATCATCGGACAATGAAAGTCTTGTCCACATGATTTCTTGTTTATCTAAAAGTGTCTTTAGTTTTTCAATGTGTTCATTCTTTTCTTTATCACTAAACGAACTAAACTGAATAATAACTTCATATAATTCTTTTTGAATTCTAAAGATGTCTTCCATCTCTTCACGGATAATCTCAGACTGAAAAAACTTACCCATGCGTCTTCTCCAATAGTCGTTCCCGCAAATATTGTTTGTATTTGACGGCATCAATATTTAGAAACGGTGCATACTTTTTTAGTTTTAAACTAATCGCTTCCCAAATTGGGTCAGTCAATTTCTTATCAAGATTGTTGCCAAACAGGAATATTTTGTCGTATATTGTAATGGTTTCGATGCTAATATTCCCACTCAAGAAATTTTTTAAAACTGGTGGATGTTGCCTTGAAGCATCAAATAGTTCTTCTAGGTTGTATTCAGACAACAAATCTTCTGTGTGTTGCTTGAACTGATAAAACAAACTTTGCTGTCTTCCTTGCCAAGAAGAATAAACACTTTCACCAGATCGAATAATCTCACCAATCCATAAAGAATTTGGATTGTCACACGCTACGAAGTTAGCAATAAAAAATAACTTGATCTCATCATCATTATACTTCCTCGACATTTTTTCAAAGAAGTATCTGTCTTTTCTTTTGTAAAAAGAATTCAAACTTGCTCTAGACTTACCACCATATCTAAAGTAATCATAATTTTTTCTAGTAAAATGTTGTTTGAATGCAAGATATTGTTTATAAGTATCAAACGGGTTCATAATTTTTAGGATCGAACATTTCAACTGTCCTCTTCTGTCCTTTCAATTGTATTTTAGCAGCATATTCAATTTTTGGTCTGCTTGGGCACATGTTACAGATCCAACCAGGTTCTACAACTTCTTTGAATGAACTTCTAAGTGCTTCCTCAGTGTCATTGATATTAGTTGGTTTATATCCAAGATATTTTTGCCATTCAGGATCTTCTAACTGATCAGTTGCTGCTAAAGATTCTCTTAGATATGCTACCATCGGACATTTCCATAGATGTCCATTATATAATTGTGAATTAGCACAAGTACAATGTTTAAAACTAGAAGATGGATTACCATCTTCATGTGGGTAATATTTTACTGATCCATCTTCATTGAATTCATACTTTACTAGATCAAACCATACCCTTGGAGTGTTGTCTGGTTGTAAATACGCTTCACTCAACTCAAACTTATTGTCAATATCAACCCCACGTTCAATTAGATAATGAGTGAACTCATACCCATTCTCCCAATCTTTTTTACCTGCTTGTGTATATGGTGGACGATGAAAAGTAAGTCTAAAAATAACTCCTTTCAACATCTCATCAGCAATCCATTCCTTTTCCTGAAGAAGTCTAGATCCGTTGCTGAATAACTTTACATTACATGGTTGTGATCCACGTTCACCGTAACAAAGTTCTCTTACAATTCTTGTAACTTCCTTTGTCCTCGGTTCTAATAATGGTTCTCCACCAATAATACTAACATGGCTCCAAACATAAATTTTAGGAAGAATATTTTCAATATCTTCTATCAGTTGATCAATATTTACAGTACTTTTTCCTGAAAGCAAACTACTATTATGATTACAACCTCTACAAGAAAGATTGCAACCGTTTATTGTATGAATACTAAGAAGTCTTGTAGTGGGTCTTTGTTTTTCTAATTCTGCAATTTGCTCAACGGTAATCTGTTTAAAATTATCTACCCAAAATCCTTTTAAACCTCTTACATAATCAACTTTTGCTTTAAGTTCTTTGTCCATCAGATAAAAAATTTCGCATTAGAAGTTCTATTTAAATAATTTAGATTAGTTGCATTACACTTGAGTTTTTCTTTTAGTGGTTTGGAAATAAGTTTTATAATCGATTCAAGTTCAATCGTATTTTGTTCACAATAAAAACAAATTGCTTCAATATAATTCATGTCAGAATTATCTTTTACAATGTTTTCGATGTCATTAGTAAACTTATCTTGACATAAAAATTTACTTTTTATGACAGATTTGATTTCAGTTTTTGTAGTCATTTAGTTTGTCTTCCACAAATTTTTGAATGTATTTAACTAGTTTTTCTATGTATTGTTTTTTATCATACTCTTCGTAAACCTCAACTTCCCCGTTTTCGCAAGTCATCAAAATGACAAGTTTCTTTACTGGGATGTTAGTCATTTCGTAAAACATGCAAGCATACGCTGCTGCTTGTACAAAATAATTTTCGATCCATGCCCTTGGTTTTGGTTTTTCTGCAGTCTTGAAGTCAATGATTGCAAGTTCTGGAACACCACTTTCTCCCGTGTACTCAGCAATACAATCTACAGTACCAGCAACACCCAGATGTTTACTGTATAAAGATTTCTCAAGAGCGTAAATGTTATCTATATTTCCTAGAATTTTTTTTGCCTGGGTAAATAACATCATTGGCAAAGGATCTGTATCTAGAACGTTCTTATTCCAAAGGAAGTTTTCTATACAAGTGTGTACTTTTGTACCACGATTTGTGGAGCGTTTAGAAATACGGTTTGCTTCTTCTTCACCAATCTTCGCTCGCCATTTGACAAAAATTTCTTTGTTGTAATGCGAGGTGACCGAGGTAATAGATACCATCGGTCTACCTTCTACATCATAATATCGAACTCCATCAATTGTTTCCCGCTTAAGTGCGGGAAACTCAATATCAACATGTTGAAACATCAGAGACCCAAATTAATTTTGTTTAGAATGTAACTCTTGACAAGACCAGATCTAACAATATCCTGAGGTCCAAATTCAAAAGAATCAAATTCGGGCATTGCGTGAATGATCTTCATGAAATCAAGAATTCCATGTCGCTCATTTGTTTTGACAAGATCTGACTGCGAAGCATCACCACAGAAGTGAATCTTGCAGTTCTCACCAACTCTAGTAATTATACTATCTAATTCGTGAAAATTCAAGTTCTGGCATTCGTCAACAATTACAATACAATCGTCAAGAGTAGTACCACGAATGAAAGATGTTGACCAAAACTTTATGCTTTCTTGCGTCTTGAGATTACCCCATAACATTTCAAAGTCATTGTCAGTGGGTAACTCAAACATATATTTTACCATATTCTTATAAGGAATTTGGTAAAGAGAAGATTTATCTTCATGATCTCCAGGAAGGAAACCAATTTCACGAGTTGCAACTAATGATCGTACAATTACAACTCGATTGTATGGAGTCAAAGGATTAAGGACTTCTTTCAATGCAAGGTAAAGAGTAATAAATGTTTTACCCGTACCTGCTGCACCATAAACAAATAAGTTTTTATCTTCTTTATATGAATCAAAAACTTTTGTTTGATTTTCTGTAAGTGGTTCAATATCAACCACCATATCGATATTGAAAGGTTTTTTTCTGGATATTTGTTTTGCAGACATGCCAGCGCCGACTTGAGAAGGAGTTCTTTTTTTCCTTGAGGTCATTTTAGAAGTGCGTTGTTTTTTGAGGTTTTACTTTTGAACCAGGCATTTTGCTGACTTTGTGAAGGATTTCATTCCATCCACCATCAGTTCTACTATAAACGTCACCTACAGCACTCACAGCAGAAGCGACACCAGCAGACCAATCTTTATCCCATTCGGGATTGTCTTTTCTCCACTGATCGTAATTAGAGATAGACATAGCAAGTTCCTGTGTTTCCCCAGTTTCTAAATGTCTTACAGGATATATGGGCATAATTATTTCAATTCGTAAATATTTATTGTGTTGTAATAATCTTTTTATGATTATTGGTTTGTAATGCTGCGCTAAACTTCAATGGTCTAGCAGTACACATGTTACATATTTGTTCAGGTTTACTAGAGTTATCACATAATTTTACCAGATCCTCATCACTACAGTCAACTGGTAATCCATCACCAATAAAAGGTTTCCAAAAATCTTCTTCTAATTGTTCAGTAACATAAAGAAGTTCTTTTAAAAATGCTGCATTAGGACACTTCCAAAGTTTACCATCGAATAGTTGTGTATTGGGACAAGAGCACAACTCATAACTTTGTTTTATGTTATTATGAACATAAGGGTATACTTTACCGTTAGATTGTTTGATAGAACTGAACCATCGATCTTTGCCATCATGGTGTTCTGTAACAAAAACTTTGCTACTCTTTACCTTGTTGATGTTATCAATAACATCTGGAGTATGAATACTAACACGTAAAGACATGCCAGGATATTTTTCTAAGTCTTCTTCAATCCATTCTCGGTTTTCTTCATTAAGAAGTATGCCATTTGTATACAGATAGACTGTCTCTGTATGCTCTAGACAAGCGTGTAAGATGTCTCGGCAGCGTACATTGAGCAATGGTTCCCCGCCAATGACTGAGACACGTTCTACGTCTATCCTGGGCAGGATGGTGTGGATATCTTGAATGAGTTTATCTGTATCTAATTTGCTACCGGGGGCAAAATAATTACTGAAATGATTACATCCTTTACAACTTAGATTGCATCCAATCGTTGCACTGATATCAAGAATTTTTAATTTTGGGATTGTAATAGGCAAGGTAAGCAGCTCCTATAGAAGTTCCACCATCATGTGCAACTGGTTCAACATACATTTTAACATCTTTTGGTAATTGTTTGCGAAGTTTGTAATTAACAACACAGTTCAAGAAACATCCACCAGATAATACAAGGTTCTTACACTTTGTTTTTTTGATTGCAAGATTAGCAAGTTCTAATGCACGTTCTTCCCAAAGAATTTGAATTGTATATGCAGCGTCTTCTTTTGATTTAAGTGCAAGATTACTTAGATCCACTTTATTAAATCCGTAAGATGACAATCCCATAACTTTACCAGCATCATCTCGACCAAATCCACAAAACTTAGACACATATTCAAATAGTTTTCCTATACCATTTTCAGGTGGATCCCAATATTTTTTATGTATAGTTTTCCATTGAAATCTGTTGTCAGTCTTTGCATGAAAGATGGTTTCAATTTCTAGTTTATCTGCGATACTAGATCCATTACTATCAACTACAATACAAACTGCCTCATCAAATCTAGAACTATAAAATGCTCCTGCAGCATGTGCTAGATGATGAGACTTCTTGTAATCAACGTGTTTAGCATTGGGAAATGCACGTCTGAACCGTGCGATATCTCTTGCGCTAAGCATATTTTTTTCAGCTCCAACCCAATGAGCATCAACTGTTGCAATCACATCAACATCAGATACATAATCTACAAGATCTTTGACAATATAATCAAGTTTTTTTCTTGTAATTCTTTCTGCTTCCAAATAAAAATCTACTTGCCCATCTTTGAGTAAGCAAATAGATCCATTATTGGAAAGATTTATTCCTAAGATATTCATTTGATTATAAGTTTCTGAACTTCGGGAAAATAAAGATACTTGATATCACTATTATAAAAAGTTTTCAATGCATCTTCTGGTGTCTCTACAAGTGGTTCGCCTGCAAGATTGAAAGATGTATTGAATAAAATAGGAACTCTTGTCTTTTCATAAAATGCTTCAATCAAATTATAGTAATGTTCATTCTGTTCCTTAGTTAGCGTTTGAATTCTGCAGGTTTTATCTACATGAAGAATTGCAGGAATATGTTCCCAAGCATCAAGATGTGCATCAACAGCATACATCATAAAAGGACTTTCTTCCATACCTGCCATGTCAAACCACTCATGAACATATTCATTTAGAACTGTTCCCGCAAAAGGTCTAAATGTCTCACGTTTTTTAATTGTGTTGACGTGATCTTTTCCATTTGGATCTCTAGGATCATAGAGAATAGATCTGTTCCCCAATGCTCTAGGACCAGCTTCAGATCTTCCTTGAAACATTGCAACAATATTCTTCTCAGAAATTAGTCGTGCAACTTCACTATACGAAGTATCCTTTCCTTCAATGTGAGAAAGATCATAAGTTGGTCCTAAGTATAGTGTTTTCATAGTTGTCTTTTTATCAGAAACTAGCATTGCAGATCCAAATGCATGTCCTCCATCATATGACAGCGGATCAGCATATAAATTTATGTCTAAAGATTTTAACACATTATAGTTGGAAACACAATTCAAAAAAAACCCACCAGAAACTACAACATTCTTTTTTCCAGAAAGTTCAACTGCCTTTTTGATCATATAGATTGCATGTTTTTCAGCAGATTTCTGTAGATTGTATGCTAAATTTTCATTTGTAGTTTCTTCACCATAATATTTTGTCCATCCAGTATTATCTCTAGGATAGATATCTTTACTACAAAAACTATGTCCGTATTCTTCGTTGAAAAGATTGACTGGACCAGAACCATAAGAAGATAATCCCATGGTTTTACCAGCTTCAATTTCATCAAATCCACAATATCCAGAAACACATCTAAATGCTTGCCCAATACTTACTCGATTGCTGAATAAGTTGTTGCCGTCCCAAAAAGGTTTGTCAATTTTTTCACATAATGCACGATTATAAAAACAAGAATAGTGTTTGAATAGTGAAACAAATTTTCCATTTACATAGTTATAAATGCTTTCTGTTTCACAAAATAAAGTCCCATTTTTTCGGATTACAGATCCTTTCCCATCCATCACAACACAAACGGCATCATCAAATCCAGATCCATAAAAAGCAGATGCTGCATGACACTCATGATGATGATCAGAAAAATCTAAGACTTCTTTTACACCCCTAGAATGTAAAAGTTGTTCTAGTTTTTTTCTAGCAGTAACTCTTTCTAGATTGTTTTTAAATGAATATCGCGTAAAACAATCAGAATAAACTGCAACATCAACAGTGCTATCAACAAACTTTTCACATAGTGCATATGCACCAACGTCACGTTTTTTCCTAGTAACTCTTTCCTCTTCAAGATAAAATTCTAGATTACCATCATTGACTATTGCAATAGATCCATTCTTTGCTAAGTTTATTCCTAATACTTTCATCACCACTCAAGTGATTCGGATACCGCAGGAAACTGTTCCACAAATACTTTTTTACACTCATTTGCAATATCCATATGCTCCTTCTGAGTTCCATTTGCAGAACGAAGATTAATATAATGAATCCATGACCTGACAGATCCAGTCATATAAATTTTTGTTTTTACTGCCAAAGGAAGCACAAAACGAGCGCATTCTTTTGCTACTCCTTGTTCCAAAAGAAAGTTGTACGTGTCTTGAGCGTCCTTAAACAGGTCTCTAATCATCTTATTCATTACGAATACTTTCTCCTCATCAATATCATCAATAGAATTCTGACGATTTTTAGTATCTTGTCTACGAAGTTCTGGTAATGGTATTTCTTCTGCTAAAAGATTTGTATCAGCATAACGTTGTGAGAATTCTTGGAATGTAAAACTTCTATGTCGGAGCACTTGAGCCGCTATACCACGGTTCGTTTCAATTTCCAAAGTCATAAAAGCGTGCTCAAACACAGACCAATGATTGTGCTTGATACAATAACGTAACAAACCTGTATAGTTTTCATTATCTTGATTTGCAGGATTAGAAACTCTAGCAATATATGCCATTGTTTTTTCTGCATCTGATGTCGCACTAATCAATCGCACTGTCATGATAACCAAATCCTTTTTTCTTTTTCTTGTTAAATTTCTTTGTTGCTAATCCTAAGGTAGCATCATCTAAAGCCTTTCTCATGTACAAGAGTTCAGCATCAGAATATTTCCAAGGTTGCTCTAGTGCTTTTTTGACTAGGCGGATTGTTTCCTTGTACCGCATTAGATAGTACCTCCCGTATAATAATTATACCAATAAAAAAGGGGAAAGTCAATTCTCCCAATCAATCATCCTTTTAGTTGCATTTGTGCTTGCTTAAGGCGCTCTGCTTTTTCAATTTGATCTTTAAGAAGTTGAAGAACATTTAATTTACGCTCTTCAACGTCATACTTTACTCCTCTATACGTTGCAGTAGTCATTTGTTTCTCCTGAATGAATGGATTTTTAGGTCCGTTCCTTCATCCGTTTGCATTTATGCTGCACTTCTTTGGCGAAACTCTTACGAGTTCCTCTATAATTTACCTCTTCACTATGGCAGGAGCATAAGATTGATTAACCCTGCCAACTAATTGTCCAAGTTGCAAACAAGTAATAAGAACTGCTTCCATAGATGAACGCTCCGTTCCGCGACTTACTTGCGTTCGCTATTTGCGAATGAACGTAGACACATTATAGCGTCTATACACTATCTATGCAAGTAATTTTGTATAGTTTGTTACTTATTTTATTCTAGAAATACCACAATTTTCTCTGCACATATGTACAGGATTTTTCCACGATGAAATTAAACTATGCTGAAAAAATGGAGTGTTAATAATTTCATCTAAAGAAAAGTAATTTAAATTAATACTTTTTAATCCACCCTGCTCTTCTATCAAAGGTATAATACTATCGTAAAAAATTTTATGCAAATATTTTACACCAGATCCCATATTAGGATTATCAATACTTTCATCATAAACTGGTTTTGCGTCTGGATTTTTATTGATATAATAATCGGGATAAAAATACCTTAGTCTAGATTGATGATAGCAGCAAGCATGAACTATCCCCATGCTATCTATTCTGAGATTTCCTATAGAATTTATTTTGTGATTGAAGTCACAATGAATATCTGAATTTTTCTCTGTCTTTCCTCGATTAGTTGTATACTTAGGGTCAGAAGCTTCTTGTAAAGTTTTTAATTTACCATTATACACGTAACTATAAGATCCACTTCCCATGCCAGAAGTATCCCAAAACCCATTCACCGTTTGGTGGGAAAACTTTTTAAATCCAAGTTGTTTGGATATTTGTTTACAGATTTCAATCTGATGTTCATTATGCTTAAAGACAAGCATCCTCCATTCTGCATTACCACCACCAGAAATGAAAGCAGTGGCATTATCTATAACTTTATTGTAATCAACCCCAACTCTATATTCTGCTAGTGTATCGTCTAACCCATCAATAGAAAAAATTACTCTAGAGTTGGGAGTTGAAAAAAATAAAAGTCTACCAAGAGACTTCCAAAAATTTTTATCCCTTGTTCCTCCATTAGTACTCATCAAAATATTAATATTTTTATTGATAAATCTTGAATACTTAATTATTTTTAGTAAATCTTCACATAAACTTGGTTCCCCAAATGATCCTTGAAAGTTTATAAAAGAAATATTCTCAAGAACTTTTGGGGAAAACCAAGTTTTCCAAGTTTCAATAGACACTGATGATCTATTTACAAATGTTGTAGGAACTAAATCTACAACATTTGTAAATTTAGAAACTTTGTGTCTAGTGCAAAGAGGACATTTAGAATTGCAATGATCTGTTATATCAATGAAAATTCCAATCACTTATCTAGCCAAACAATTTCTGGATATGCTTGCTCAACAACACTCCTGGTGATGCGATACTTAGACTGCAATTCCTTATCTTTTACTAGAGTAACAATCTCTGCTTCATCAGCATGAAGTGATTCAAGAAGTTGAATAAACATTTGCTCACGTTTCATATGTGAGATCTTGTCATTGCCACCTTTGATAAAGTTATAAAGCACCTTCCATTCATGGGCAAGTCTTGTATGTCCTGGTGTTCCTGCAGGTGCTTCATTCTTTCTATAAGGAACTTCACCAGGTGGAAGAATAGTTTCAATTCCTTTATCAAAGTTCCAAATCAAAAGTGATTTGATATGATTACTTCTGTGTTCTTGTAAGATTTCAATCTTTCGTTCTATAGTTTTACCGCCGTGTGCAGCTTTAAAAACTTCAGAAACTAAAGGGTTATTTGGTAGTTTTGTCATAATTAGTCATTAAATTCGTCTAAGTGTTCTGTGTTACCTTCAAACCTGAAAGCAATAATTTCGTCTGGAAGTGGGTTGCCATTAGGGTCAAACATTTCAGGATGTGAATACTGTGGTGTCACATCTTGTAAATATAGTCTAACCAAATATCCAATAACAACCCCAAAACCTAATGTCAACAAGCAACATAAAGTTGCTAAACCAATAATAGCTGCTAACATTTTTGTTCTCCTGGGATTACCGTTCTCTTATCTCTAAGCAAATGGTAAATTCCTTATTTGTAAAAGGAAGAAACCACTTTCCAAATCTTATGATTTTTATTTTTGGTTTCTTACTCCTAAGTAGAAGTTATACATCTTTATTTATTGTATAATTCGAAAGAGGTTCTGTTCTTTCAAGTATTTTACTGTGTCTGTGCATCCTCCAACATGTTTATCATCCAATATTACTTGGGGAAAAGTAGATCCATTTCCAAATTTTGCATAAAATTGATCTCTGATAAAATCTTTTCCATACACATATTCTATGTACTCAATATTACAATGAAATAGTATGGTTTTTACTTTTTCACAATATGGACATTCTAGTTTGCTATAAACTATTGCTTTCATTGATATTTTACAACTGTCATAATAATTGTGCCAAATTTTCTAATCACATCTAAGTATTTTTTACCCCAAGGAATATCTATCCATTCAATTTTTTTATTTTCTAATAACAGCATTACAGAAACATATTTCATAAAAAATAATTACTTCCTTCTTTTTTATAATAATACATCAAAGTTTTTATCTTTTGTATATTTTATCATCATTACAATCGGGATGCCATCCTGCCTGCGAACTACAGAACTCTATTTTTGCTCTTTGATCATCATATGCTCTGATAAGTTTAGCATCTTTTTGCATTGCCCAAATATTCCATCCAAGAATAGCAATGACACCAAGAAAAATGTAAGTGAACTGAGTGCTTTTTAACACTTGAGATCTTTTCAAATTTACTTCTTTATTATAGCATAAAAAAGACCCCTTGGAAGAGGTCTCTGTGTCAGTTCAGAAAGTGGTTTTGGGATCAGGATGGGGGAATAGTAAATTCTCTTCCTCTAACTGTAAGTTTTTGAGTAACAGATCCGCTTCCTGGTTGTGGTTTGCCTTTAAGTCCGAGAGTTGTATCGTGACTCAATTCACGACCTCTAATACCACTTCTATTTTGATCTGCTCTTTTCATATCTCTATAATCTTGAACTGGGTCTTCACTAAGAATACTCTCTCTCCAATCCTCACTCATATTCGCCATAATATAGATTGCTGCTTCTTGAGTATCAGCATAACCTTCATCTAAAAGATGTGAGAGAATGATGTCGTAGAGGTCTGCTTGTTCATTATAGGCACCATAAGTTTTTACATTATACTCTTTACCACCAGGTCCAATATCAGCAACTTTATATCCAAGTTTTTCCTTGGGAACCCCAACCTTTATCATTGGTTTTTTCTTTGCTTCATCAACAAACTCTTCTCTAGTAGGCATCCTATCAAATCTTTTATCTTCATCATCACTAGCAATTGCACTTACCAATTTACCCATTCTATCCATTGCAGCAGTTCTCTTTACTGCATTCTTCTTCGTGTTAGGAGTAGAAACTACTTCACGACCAAGGTTGCCTGCCTTGCGTTGCATTTCATTTTTGTTTCTATCTTTGAGTTCTACCTTTTCTTCATCAAGTTCATAAACACTTAAATATGCTTCTTGAAGGGCACGAAGTTCTTGTGGGCTCATCTTATAACTGCTTTTTAGTTATTTATAAAAAAACCACAACAATTATGGCATATTGTTTTATATCTAGTTTCTTCTTTCCAAAGTTAAACACTATTTTTAGTGTTTAAGATCCACGACGACCTGAGGGTCCTCTTTCTGCCTTATTCATTTCAATCTCACCTCGAACTCTTTTTCCGACAGATGTTCTTGGTTGATTGAGTGACATTTCAAATTTTCTCACCGAAGTCATTGCTGGTGTTGTTTCTACAGGTTTCAGTCCTTTTGGAGATTTACCTCTTCCTGCCTTAGTTAAATTTCTTCTAGTAAAATCAGATTGTCCACCAGATCTTTTATTTCTTGCATCTTGCTTTTCCTCATCAGAAAGACTATCATCTACTCTTGCCTCAAGAATATTATCCTTCCAACCTTCACTCATATTTGCCATAATCACTAGTGCATTTTCATTAGTATCAGCATAACCTTCAGCAAGTAAGTGTGCAAGGATTACATCATAGAGATCAAACTCCATATTTAATTGCTTTCTCTCATTAGGAGTTAATGCAGCACGAGCTCTCTGATTACCTCTTGCGTCTTGTTTTGCTTTTACAGCAGGGTCACTTGATTGATGACCATATCCACGAAGACCAGGACTTGAAGAATTTGTATCACGGAAATCACCTCTTTGCTTTCTTGCAAGTTTCTCTCTACCTGCTTTCATTTCCTTATTACCATAAGTTTCACGATCTGCTAACTTACCTGCTTTGTCTGCAAATTCCCCACCACGAGTTTTTGATGCAATTTGGTTACGAATTTCAGTCTCATCCTTGCCCCTCTTTGCCATGGCAGTTGCTTCATCAAGTTCATAAACACTTAAATATGCTTCTTGAAGGGCACGAAGTTCTTGTGGGCTCATCTTATAACTACTTTTTAGTTATTTATATCTATTGATTTATAAAGTGATGGTGGTTTGAAATCTGCTGGTGGTCTATAAAGATTGGGCCAAGTATCCCGAATAATTTCTGTGAGTTTGTATGGAGTTGTAGACGAAATCATAACCTAAATTCATTCCTCAATTTGATAAATGTAATGATCAGAAGTCTCAAAGGTTCTTGTATTTTCTACAGAATACAAATTCGTATCAATCTCATATCCTGGATTTGACTTGATGCGATTGAATGTCCAGGCACTATCATACCATATAATTCTATTATTTGGGTATGCATAGTAGTTACCAGTTTCCACCTTGAACAAATGAGCACATTTATGTTCTGGAGTTTCTGAGTAATTAAAATCCGTCATTCCCTTATTCTCAAATCCCCAGTCAAGAGTAAACATATACTCACCATGAACTTTAGTATTATCAGGACGAATAAGTTCTGCTTTCAATCCAGCAAGACGATTTCTTCGTTGCACATCCACATAAGAAGAGAAGCAATCCCAATACATAATTTGATTGAGAGGTTCTATTTCTGCATCAGGTTTCCAGCAGAGTGAATGTAATGGTCTTCGGGTCCAGTTTACACCATTCTCCAGAAAACATTCAAACAATGGAACTCGTTTCTCCATACTTGCGACAGAATGAACATCACATTTTGTAATTTCTCCGTGTCCTTTTTTGTGATTGTATAGAAACTCATTACGAATATAACAACTCCAATCAGGTAAGTTATGATTTAAATAAGACATTTTTTAATATTACTTGGGAGATTTATAAAAAAAGAGACCCTACAAGAAGGTCCCTGGATAATCAAAGAGCATTTCCTCGTGGTAGTACTTCCTCTGGAAATACAAAGTTCTCGTGAGGTTGATCTGCTGGTGCCATCCAAGCACGAAGTCCTTCATTCAAAAGAATATTCTTTGTATAGAATGTTTCAAATTCAGGATCTTCAGCAGCTCTAATCTCCTGACTTACAAAGTCATATGCTCTCAAATTAAAAGCAAGACCAATAATACCAATAGAAGCGGTCCAAAGACCCATGACAGGAACAAATAGCATAAAGAAATGCAACCAACGCTTATTGCTAAACGCGATACCAAATATCTGCGACCAGAAACGGTTCGCAGTAACCATTGAATAAGTCTCTTCTTCTTGCGTAGGTTCAAATGCTTTGAATGTGTTTGCTTGTCCACTGTCCTCAAATAAAGTGTTTTCTACAGTTGCTCCGTGAATCGCACAGAGCAATGCTCCTCCCAGTATACCAGCAACTCCCATCATGTGAAAGGGATTGAGTGTCCAGTTATGAAAACCTTGTAGGAATAGCAGGAACCTGAAGATAGCAGCAACACCAAAAGAAGGAGCAAAGAACCAGCTGGATTGACCCAGAGGATACATTAAGAATACCGAAACGAATACTGCAATCGGTCCAGAAAACGCAATAGCATTGTACGGTCTAATCCCTACTAAACGAGCAATCTCAAACTGACGAAGCATAAATCCAATCAGAGCGAAAGCCCCGTGGAGTGCCACAAAAGCCCAGAGTCCCCCAAGTTGGAACCACCTGATAATATCCCCTTGAGACTCAGGACCCCAAAGTAGAAGAAGAGAATGACCCATAGCATCAGCAGGCGTTGACACAGCTGCCGTGAGGAAATTAGCACCCTCAAGGTAACTAGACGCCAACCCGTGGGTGTACCAACTTGTAACAAACGTTGTCCCAGTAAGCCAGCCACCAATTGCCAAATAAGCAGTGGGAAAAAGAAGTAGTCCAGACCACCCCACAAAGATAAAGCGATCTCGTTTAAGCCAGTCGTCCAAGACATCGAACCATCCTCTCTGAGTTTGTTGAGTAAATGTTGAAGAAACCATTACATAAATCCTCCAGATTTAATTTTTTTTACTTTTTTATTCAAAACTTCTCCGTGACTTAGAAGTTGTTTTGGATATTGAAACCATGCTGCCATAAACTCTTGATAATCCTCAAATACTTTTATATTACCATTAGTGTATACTAGTTTATAATCATGACGATTATAAGGTTCATTAGAAGTTTGTTCAAACCACTGAAGAACATTTTCCTCAGGATCTAACTTTCCAACCATAAGCACCTTCATTATTTCTCATATTTATCTTAACATTTGTTAATAAAAAAGTCAATAGGTGTTTTTACTCAGGTATTCAATCATTGTTTGTAGTGTGCTAATATTGTCCCCCACAAGTCCTAATGCGGTGTTGCAGTTATGGCATAGTAATCCCCTAACTTTATTTGTAGAATGACAATGATCAACGGGAAAATAATTATTGTTATGTTTGCCCTTTGGATCTAATGATTTGCAAATATCACATTGATTATTTTGCTCTTGCAACATATTGTTGTACTCATCTCTACCAATTCCATAACTTCTCTGTAAATGCTGTTCTCTATAAAGAGAAGGATCTTCTTTATACTTTGAAGTTACTCTAGATTTAGTACATTCTTTACAGTGATTATGCCTAGTTTCAGGTGATGTTTTACCACCTCTCTTATAAAATTCTGCGATGTCTTTACTTGCACCACATTTAGTACAAGTTTTAGTCCCAGATGTTTGAGTTGTTTTAGTCATAGTATTCGTGCATTGTCGTGCATTATTATTTATAAAAAAAAAGGATCCCGAAGGATCCTTTGCACGACAATGATTTATTTATCAACCGATAGCAGGTGCAGTCAAAGCAACAGGAGTTGCTTCAGCAGCAGCAAGATCTAGGGGAAAGTTGTGGGCATTACGTTCATGCATCACTTCTAAACCGAGTCCAGCACGGTTAAGAACATCAGCCCACGTATTAATAACGTGTCCTTGATTATCCAGAATACTCTGGTTGAAATTTAGGCCGTTAAGGTTAAAAGCCATGGTTGAAACACCAAGAGCGGTGAACCAGATGCCTACAACAGGCCAGGCAGCAAGGAAGAAGTGAAGTGAACGAGAGTTGTTGAACGAAGCATATTGGAAAATAAGTCTTCCAAAGTATCCGTGAGCAGCAACAATATTATAGGTCTCTTCTTCTTGACCAAACTTATATCCGTAGTTCTGACTTTCGGTTTCTGTGGTTTCACGAACCAATGATGAGGTTACCAAAGATCCATGCATCGCAGAAAATAGACTTCCTCCAAAGACACCAGCAACTCCAAGCATATGGAAGGGGTGCATTAAGATGTTATGTTCTGCCTGGAATACAAGCATATAGTTAAAGGTGCCTGAGATACCCAAAGGCATCGCATCACTAAAAGAACCTTGACCAAAAGGATACACTAAGAATACAGCAGAGGCAGCAGCAACAGGAGCACTGTAAGCAATACAGATCCAAGGACGCATACCTAGTCTATAACTAAGTTCCCATTCTCGTCCCATGTAAGCATAGATGCCAATGAGGAAGTGGAAGACAACAAGTTGGAACGGTCCACCATTGTAGAGCCATTCGTCAACAGAAGCAGCTTCCCAAATTGGGTAGAAATGTAATCCGATTGCGTTGGAGCTTGGTACGACCGCTCCCGAGATAATGTTGTTTCCATAGAGTAAAGATCCAGCGACAGGTTCACGAATACCATCTATGTCCACAGGAGGAGCACCGATGAAGGCAATAATAAAGCAAGTTGTAGCAACTAATAAAGTTGGAATTCCCAATACACCAAACCAACCAACATATAAACGGTTGTTAGTTGAGGTTACCCATTCACAGAAATCGTTCCATAAGTTAGTAGTATTAGAGCGTGTAGCAATTGTAGCAGTAGTCATTGAATTAAAAGGGTAGTTATGAGTTCGGGGGAACGAACTGTTGGCAGTATTCCTACACCACCCTCCAGTGTAGGTAGAAAGACGTATTTCAATTCCCATAGGTCTTGGTTAGCGGGAATGTGAGGAATCGTAAAGTTTTGTCTTCATTTCCTAACTTATTTAGTATAATACAATCTTAATAAAAAGTCAATCAGTATAAATACTCATTTTTTTTGAAGTGCTTTAATTTTTTTAAGTCTATCAGCATCAAGGCGTTTAATATGAGATGATTTATGATCAGACCATATAGCATCATTTAAAGATTTTGTACTCCCCCACAAACTGCGTTGATGAGATAAATTTCTCATAGTTGAAGATTGGATTGTATACTTTTGTCTATCCATGTCATCTTCAAAAACATTATTCCAATCCATCATTGTTATATGTTCATGTTTTGCATAAATTCTCGGACTTAACCCTGCATATAATTGCATTTCTTTTAAAAATTCATCCATACGTTTCCACTGAGAATTTTGTCCTCTTTTAGGGTGTTTTCCTTTTCTATTTTTATTTTTTAAATCAAATTTTAAGTCAATTCCCCCAGCAATTGTCGATGGTGGTTTGTTCTGAACACGAGTAATATGTATTTCAGTGAATTGTCTTGCAGCATCAAATGAATGCTGGTCTCTGTTAGATCCAATCAAAGACCATTTCCACCAAAGATTACAAAAATCACTAAACTGTTTTGTATTTTTTACAGTTCTCCAAATTATAGTACAACAAGGACTAATGTAATTTTTAAAATTATAGTTTGTTTCTGATAATTTTTTTGTCAATTCTATACCATCATCGTAAGAGAAAAATTCACACATAAATCCTTCAAGCATTTCATCATAATAACTAAATCGATAACAATGCTCTAAGGTTGTTACTCCTTTTGTAGGAAAAACTGTCTTTGAAAATTTTATAAACTCTTTTGTTTGTATATAACAAGCATCTATCCACACTGTGTGCTCACCTGGTTCAAATAATCTATGAGGATTTATTTTTGGAAAAGCAGATAGTCTTCTTGAACATTCTAAATCACAATAATTTCTAACATCAATATATTCCCACGGACCCTTTGTGGTGTCAATTGTTCCATCATGGAACATGACGTATCTCACATTTGGATCATAATAATTTTCTTCAGGTATGTTATCATAATTGTTGGTAATGCAACTATATACAGTAAACCTTACCTCGTTTTGTTTAGTTAATTCTTCTAAATGAATTCGATATGCTTCCTTCTGTTCCTCAGATTTTTCTATGTCATTATAAATTTTATAATCAAACGAATTAACAATTTGATTAAAAATATTACCATTCTTAAGATCAGACAGATATCTAAGATGTTCCAAAGATATTTTGGATTTACAATCTAGTCCAGAAATCTTTGATAATTCATCAATAAAACTTTTCCAATTCCATTCATTAGTTTTATTTAAAGTATACTCACCAGATTTTCCTATGAGATCGTTCCACCAATCTCTATAATAAGTAAACTTAGAAATGATAGAAACTGGATGCTCTCTAATATAATCTATATTAGATAATTTCAAAGATGCTGAACCAGACAACTGATCTCTAGGACCACAATCCAAGTATAGATCCCACCAAAGTTTTGACCACTGTATTGTTTCTACATTTGGAGTTCTCCATAATATACATGCAAAAATTGTATTATGATTATTGAAATCATAATTTTCTTTGCGCAAATAATTTGTTAATTTAAAAATATCACTTTCATTTACCCACGATCTTAAATAATATTCTAAACATTCTTCAAAATAATTATGATGTTCTGGATGATCCATCACAAGCAGTTCTTCTTCTAAAATTATTTTAGAAATATCAAAAAATTGTTTATTATTAATTAAATGTAATCGAGAAGCATCAACATAAACACAGGGGTCATCAAAATATTCATGAAACATGATTTTTGGATGCCTGGATAATACAACAGGATCCTTATGTTGATATTTAATATCCCTTAGTTCCCAAGGAGATTTTGGTTCCACAGTGCCATCGTGAAAACAAATATACTGATGCCCAAGATCTTCAATCTCAGGAAGTTCACAATAGTTATTTGTAATGCAAGTGTAAATAATCATTATATAATCCCGTAAACTTTCATGTAAAAATCGTGAGCTGGATATCCTGTGTATAATTTAGGATTTAACCCAGTTAGTTTTTCTAAGTCACTCAAAAATTCATCTTGTCTTAAATATTGACTTTTATCTCCTTTTTGTGGATGCATTCCTTTTCTTCCTTTTTTATTGAAGTATCCTAAAGGAATGCCAGAGTGTTCTCTTTGTTCATACACTGATGGTAAATCCACATTAGAAAGTCTCAATGCAACATCAAAAGATATTTGATCTCTATTGCAACCAATAAGAGACCATTTATACCAAAGTTTATTAAATTCTGTCATTTGATCACTCATAGTTCTCCATACAATAGTACCTAAAGGACTTCCATAAGTTCTAAAATTATAATTTATTTTTTTCAATTCCTCTGTAAGACGAATTGCATCCTCATAAGAAAAAAATGCACAAGTAAATCCTTCTAACATTTCATCAAAGTATGAAAATCTTGATGCATGTCTTAGCATGGTAAAAGGAAAACATCCTTGGCTTCTATTAATAAACTCTCTAGTATGTTGATAACAACCATCGATCCAAATTGTATTTGTTCCATTAGGAAACCAAATATGAGGATTAGCTTTAGGGAAAAAAGATAATCTACGAGGACATTCTTCTTGATGATAGTCTCTGATATCAATATATTCCCATGGTTCTATTGAAGTATTGATTGTTCCGTCATGAAAACAAACATACCTTACATCTGAATCATAATGATTTAGTGGAACAAATTCATCATACCCATTTGTAATGCATGTGTAGACAACCATATCTTTTTTTTCAACATAATCATTAAGTTCAAACGGAGTGTATCTAACACAAGCATACATTCTATTGACGGTAAATGTATCAACGGGTTCTCCAAAAATTTCTTTTAGTTTATCTAGTAATCCAATTCTTTCTTTCATTCCTGGAATTTTGTGGAGTTTATACGCTTGTTTATACTCCTTTTTTCTAGTAATGCTAAGTTTAAAGTTTAATTGTGGAGTAACTTTGTTTACAACATATCTAAGCGGTGATTTATATTTTTTAGAAATTAAAAATTCTGCAATCGAGCTAGAAATTTGATCTCGATTTACACCAGTATCATACCATTCACGCCAAAGATCATTCCAATCATTGACTGTGGGACAAATCTTTCTCCAAATAGCACAATTGATTGTTTGATGATAGTCTAACAAAGTATAACCAATATCTTTTATATTTCTAGACATTTCAAGAATTTCTTCTAAAGTAGAAAATCCTTGAAAATAAAGTTTAGAAAATTCAGCTAATAAAGATCTCTGATCTGGATGCTTTTGTAAGCAAAAATCATGTTCTAAAAAAATATCTTTTGAAAAATTTGTAAATTCTTTTGTGAGAAGATAACATCCATCTATCCATACTGTCAATTCTCCCTCATCAAAATAATGATTGGGGAGATGCTTTGGATGATAAGATCTTCTTACAGGGCACTCAATTTTTAAATCAAGTTTAATGAATTCCCAAGGACCTTTCTTTTTTAATTTGTCATCATAAAAACATACGTATCTAACATCTGGATCATAATAATTATCATCAGAGATACTATCATATCCATTTGTAATACAAGTGTAAATGATCACAATTCAGAAAGAACTTTACTACTGACGTTTCCAGGTTCTCTCAGAAACCAACCTGTTGCAATGTATTTATCAATAGGACCAGTCAAAAATCCTCCGCGATGCATATGAGTGTATGCTGCTGGCCAAAGAACTACTGTTCCTTTCTTTGGATGCAGTGCTAGTTTCTGATAAAGAAATTCTGTAGCACCTCCATTCTCAGATGAAATGTCATTCAGATATACCATCCAAGTCAAAACACGATCACGATACATAAAAACACCATTTTCACAATGCCACTTATGATAACCACCACCCGCCACAGTTTTTTGAACTTTAGTTGTCCAGGATGATACAGGATCACTATCTTGAACAATTCCCTGATAGTGTTTTGCATACTGCTCAAAACACTGCCCAATAAATGTATTGAGTTGCATTGCCATTTTTAGATCAACATATTCAAGATATAATTGATGATCGCTTCTACTCAAAATTTTATCTTGAAATTGATCTTGTCCAGAAGAAATCCATTCTCCAACTTCAGGAGTAAATTTTTTATCCGTCCAATTATCAAATGCAAGAATAATGCTGTCGCACATATCATCTGGGACAGCATTATCAAAAATACCAATATGATCTATAAGTTTCATTGTTGTTGATTTAAATATACCTGTGGTGGAATTCTACCACAATATTCATCAAGTTCCATAATTTGATCTACATTTTGGTCTGGACCTTGAAGTTCCCAAAATTCAGCAAGAGCATTTCTGCTATCCTTATGAAAGACATCAATATGTTCTTCATGAATTGCAGAACCAAGATCAATCCTATAATTGAATATTGGAGTAGAATATCCTTTACCACTATCAAGGATTAAATCTTCAGACACAGCTCTTGGTTTGATATTTTGATCGATCTTCCAACAAGATCCTCTGTTATGAAGTTTAAAAATTTTTTCTGCATGATGTCTAGTAATTATATAACATGCAGCAGAAAAATCATTGATAAATCTATGATGTAATTTTAGAGTGATACCATTTGGATTGATAATCGTAAACTGACAGGTATCAAAATTGATAGGAAATCTTTTCCTAACTTCTTTCCAAGTAAAGTTCCAATACTTCGCAGTAGAAAGATCAACATCATCTTCCATAATCATAATTTCAGGAAGATCTGTTTCATATAAAAAATATTTGATTGCATTTAAATGAGAAAGCACACAAGCAATCTCACCTTGGTTCATATTATGCGGAATAGTTCCTTTTAAATATGAAGTTGGATCATCTTCTTTACCATCAATGCCAGAAATGCGATGATGATTTTCAATTTCCCAATAAGAAAATTGATCTTCCATATATTTCCTACGATCAGGAAATCTATCGAGGTTAATCCACAAGCACTTTGGAAATTCTTTCAGTTTATATGCAGACTTATTCTTATCCACCAATCTTCTTCCCGTGAACGATACCTCTATTTGCCATGTATGGTTGATTTGTATAATACTTCAAAATATTTTCTGGAGACATTCTAGATAAGTATCCAAACAAACTTCTATTCTCTTCAATGTGAGGATTGTTGAACCAAGAATTAGAAGTTCTTTTGTGCTCTAGATGATAAACAACATCATCAATTCGTGCTACATGAGATAGTTGATTGAAGCGATTATATCTTTCATCATCTTCGTATCCATAAGAAACAAAGTTTTCGTTTTCCATACCTAAACGAATATATTCTTCTCTATCAAAGAATTGACAGAACCCAAACTTAGCATCCCAAGGTCTAGTATTAGTAAATGTTAAAAAGTTAAAATTAGAATTGACAAAGTTACTCGCTTGCTCATCATCAAAGAAAATCTGACGTTGATATTCACCATACCCATAAGGATAAACTACCTTGATTGGTTCTGGTTCTGTATTAGGAAATTCTGGATTAGTAAATCCATTCATGATTAAATCTACCGCTTGCTTATAGACATGTTTAGGTAGAATAATATCACTATCATAGTTGACAACAATTGGCGTTGTTGCCATCATTGTCATATCATTGAGTAGTTTTGTTCTATGAAAGGTATAGTCATTAGTCTGTTCAAATACATGAACAAGATTTTTTAATTGGTCTTTAGTTAACGCTTGTTGCAGTTGAGGCAAAACAGACTGCTCAAAGGTAGATACACTATCAAATTCTTTTACAATAATATTAGTGTCAAAACCACGAAGAAGATATATCAACGTCGTAATAATATTACGCATTCGATCATCTGTTTCAATTCTCAACGGAATAATAAATGTTGCTTCTTTCAGTGGTACATATTCTTGTTTTACAAATTCTAGTTCTTCCATTAAATTATTTCCCAATTTAAACAATATAAATCAGATGTGTCGTGTGCTGCAGTATAACCAGTTCCAAACCATTTCTTAGGTGTAATAATACGTTTATCTTTATTTTCACATAACCACGATCCCCACCAAGAGAATGATGAGTTTGCAATAATAAAGTCTGTGCATAGTGTCATCATACACAAATCTGCTAAGTTATCCCCACCTTCAGAGATAAGGAACCTGTCATCAGTAAATACAGTCCCACACCATTCAGGATCGTCAGAAAAAACAATAACATTACGAGAAGGATCAAATTTCAATAATGCTTCATCATAATATTCTTTTGGGCATGGAGGATGATTATCTGAGTTTACAAGATAATCTCCACGACGAACATGTAATGCGATAGGAGCATTAACACTATCAATTAGTTCTTTACATGGTCCGTAGATATCATTTTTGAATTGAAAATCTTCACGAATTTCTTTTTCAATATTCGAAAAATATTTTGTTGTCTGAAGATATCCATATACATTATGTCCATCCGGCATATTGAGGAATAGGTTTTCATCAAACTTAAACGATGCTTCCTGAACATATGGTCCAGGAATAACCGAAATATTTGTTAGACCAACCAATTTGAATGCTTCAAATAGTTGATGGTCTGTCCAAGGATCTTTGAAATCACTGGGGGGAATAGCAAAATCAAATCCACGATGTGCAGCAATACCACGAAGTCCAGCATACTGGAACATTTGATTGCCTAGGCGACCATGACGACCTAGATGATTGAAACCTATCATTTATACTTCTCCTTCAAATACTTAATTTCAGATGGTAAAAGATGTTCGTGAGAACGTTGTGTTTGGTTTTTATGTTCTCTATTAGAAATGTGATAATCAGTTAAAACTGCAGGTTCACCGTGATATTTATAGAGACGATAGTACATATCACAATCCATAAGCATGGTAAGTTTTTCATCAAAAAACTCATTGAGACCATTTCTTATAGCAAGAATAGAAGGAGAACTCAATGTATTTACTCCTTCTAAAAGACGATCATTATATTGGGGTAGTTTTGGATTGTAATGTGTATGCCCATTATCAATAGTATGTGCAAACCCAGTTACTGCCCATAATACATCATTATGAAATACTTTGTCAAGCTCTTCTACTAAAGTTTTAGTTAAAATAAAATCATCTTGGAACATGATTTTTAAAATTTCCCCATCAGCATGTCCTAAAACACAATTGGTATTAGCAGACATATTTCCTAAGGAATTATTATTTTTTACATAATTGATTTCAAATAAATCAGCATACTCATGACATGCTTCTAAAACGTCATCATTTTGACTATGATCTGAAATCCATACATTGAAATCTTTACATGTTTGTTGAGTTAGTGCATGAAAAATTTCAAACAAATACTGTTTGGATCTACCATGACTTTCATAGCACGGAATACAAAAACTTACTCTCATAGATCTAGAAGAAGTTGATATGCTTCACAGTTACCATGACGCAATACATCACGAACTTCCTTGTCTACACTTTCATGAATAAACCACTCTTCCATAGTACATGAATTGTTACGTAAATTTTCTCCTACAAGATCGTAACCGTGCTGGACAAAAATTTCTCGATGAGCATAGATATCTCCCCATCCACGATAGGCGTCATGTTCATAAGTAACTGCATTGAACGATAACTTATCTAAAGGGAACTTCTTCAGTGCTTCTAATGTGATCGCAGGTGGTTCAAGATCAAATGAAAGATAATCCATATGACGTGGTAGACCAAGAGTATCTACTGTTCCAACGTAATCAAACTCCAATGCATCTGTACAAAAAAGTTGTGTATTAGGTCTCAATCCAGGTGTCCACATATCACAGAGATCTTTTTCTAATTCAATAGAAAATCCTTTCCATCCATATTGTTCTTCAAGCAACCATGTATTATTACCAATACAAGGTTGTGCTCCACCAATCTCAATGAATGTTCCATTTTGTTTGGCATCGTTGACAACCAAAGCAAAAATATCTTGCCATACTTGAGAATGGTTTTTCTTTAATTCTTTCATCCCCTCAGGTCTAACCCGAAGAAAATTGTAGTCTTTTTGAATATAATTGGTTTGATTAGATCCGTTGAGTGGCATTGTTTTTCACGTCCTGAATAATTTGTCTGGTTAATCTGGGAACAACATCGTTGTCACTATGAAAATGTTTAGCAATCTCATAGTTCTCTTCAATAGCTGACTGCCTACTATTATAGTAGTTTTCATCAATATAGTCAAAGATATTTTCTAAATCCTTAATATCATTGAAGGTAATGATGCCATCCATGTTGAACCAGTCACCGATGTTTGGACATCCATAATAAATGGGAATAGTTTTACTTGCAAAACAATCAATAATTTTTTCAGTAAAATAATTTTTTTGCTGAGAATTTTCTGCTGCAATATGGAACATTGCAGTTTCAAAAAAATCATTCCGCCTTTCGTGGAACGGTGGTGATTTGTGTTGATAGATTTCCAGTCTATTGACTTCATCTAGTCTAGCAAGTGTAGCATGAATTGCTAACCTTAGTCCATGTCCTGGTGCTTGACTTTTACTACTAGTAACAAAAGTAATATGTGGTTTCTTATTGACTTTAAGATCTTTAAAATCTAACCAAGAAGACCCCCAAGGGAAAAGTTCTGCAGTCTTATAATTATCTAAGATTGCTTGTCCAAACGTATATATCTTATCAAACGCATGAGCGTTTTTTAGAGCACCTTCATTGACAGTCGGTGCAATAGCATAAGGTTCTGCAAGAAATAGAATTCTGTAGTCTGCGTCTGGATTAAAAGATAAGTTATCAATCGAAATACTAACTACAGTATTTCCTAGATCAAGTCCATTTTCACCCCAAGGGTTCCACCATAATGGAAATATGTTTGCCTTCATCTGATCTCTTGAAAATGATAATGAAATCCAAAGGTTTCCTCTTCGCTATCAGGCAAAGTTTCTTCTCTGGAGAATTTAGATGCAACTTCTACGGGTGCGAATTTATATCCGTTTTCTTCAAAAATGTGTCTGTTATGAACACAAATGTTGCCGTCTTCATTATATAGCCCAGCATTCATGTGGTGATAAAAATTACTAGCATTTACTTCCCAAGGCACTTCTACTATGCTTGGAAGATCCAATAATTTCTTACTCCTCAATGAAAATCCACCATTACCTACACGATGATTTTTACCCCAAGGATCTAAGTATGCTGTAGGATCATCTCTCCATGGGGCTCCAATATAATCATATTGAAGCCAGTCGTTATCCCACAACCAAGGGCGAATAACATATCCATCAGGATGGATCAACAATACATGAGATGTTTCTACATGTTTACCAAGATTATAAATGCAATAGAAGTTGAAATCGTTAATGCTTTGGATTGGATATGTCAACTCAAAAGTTGCTTGATCACAAAGTCCTTCTGGTTTACCATTACTACCAAGAAACTTTACAGCACCCCATTCAATCTCTTCACAAGATTTATTAACAGCATATACCGCATCCGGTATATCAATATCTGCCAACATCAATAATGTTACATCAGGAATTTTTAGCACGTTTCACATCTCGATTGAATACTGAATATAAGTCTAGCAGATTGTTGTCTAAATGTCTAGACCGATCATAAAGATCTTCGTTGTTTGTAAGAAGTGTCTTGGTCACTTCTGCATAATCATCTACCCAAAGCACAGGATATTCTTTGTATAGTTCTTGTAAGTATGGAGTTCTTTTCATGATAGGAACTCTTTTGAGGTAAAGAACTTCCCAGTTTCTATGGCAGTCAACACCATTACCCTGGGGACAAATCATGAATTTATGGTTTTGAATTTGTCTGCAGTAGATATCATAGGATATTCGATTATCGACAGTAGCATACTTTAATTTTGCAAATTTTTCTCGAATATTACCACGCTCACTAATATTTGTGTGCTCAGCATGGTTGATGTAAAGAAGTTTTGTTGGAGTTACATCTTGCTGTATTGCATTGTGTAAGATAGCAATTCGATTATCAGAGGAATGAATAATACGTTGAACACCATATGGAAATGGGTGAACTTTACCACCAAATCCAATAGCATTAACACCATAAATTGACTTTACGTTATCAGGAATTAAATCATGAATATCATCGTTGATAGGAGTATCTTCTAGATTAGTAAAGATGATAAATTTTGTCTCTGGAAATGATGCACATGTCTCCAATATATTATTTGTCTCAAGCAAAGTATCAACCCACTTCTGATCTTCGTCATTGGTGCATTTGATCTGTCGATTATAAAGGCGAATGTTATCAATAAAAATTGTCATCCATTCTTTTCCCTTTACAAGTTCAGAGAATTCTGAGTTAGATGGATCTGCTTGTTTCATGAACGATCCGGGTACACGTCCAATGCATCCAGACTGATCACCAAAAGAATAATCACAGTGATTAGAAACTGCTACGCCTTCAATAATATTCACTTGATAAACTTTGCAAACTTACTTGAATTTTTAATAATATATTCGGGAAAGGTATCATCAATAGGAACAACTTGTGGAGTGTAAAGATAATCTCTACCAAAAGGATCCATACCTTTTTCAATACGTTCTTCCATAGTATTTCTAAATTGTGGAAGATTGTTTTCCTGGTGTTCATATGCATCCATTTTTGCACGAACAGTATCAGCATCACCAAAGAAACTCCAATGCCAAGATCCATCTTCAACTTTCCATGCATCTTGATGTGACTGTCTGAGTTTATCTACACTCATAGTTTTTAGCATCTTCATGGTAGAAACTCTTGTCCCCATCCACTCTTTCTCACATAGAAGATTTAGATAATAATAATAAACTGGACCCTTGAGAACATAGTGATTACTTGGTTTAAACCATTCATCAATTGCTTTGATTACTTCTGGATTAGCAATCTCATCAGCATCACTTGACAAAATAATATCATCGTCTTGTGCATGATCTAACAGAGCATAAATTGCACTATCTTTATGAAAGCAAGCACGTTGATAATGCAATGGAAGTTTGTATATATCATCTTCCATCATGTTGCGATGATATGGAATATCTTTCCAATACTTTTCTAAGGTTTTATTATCATCAACTGTAACATAGTGGATAATTTTATCTTTCCACTTTTTAAAACGATCTTTATTCTCTGCAAAGTATAATGGCTTTTCCTTTCCAGTAAATGTAATCGTAGCTTCATTGATAACAAAATAATCCACTACATCCCCTAGGATATTCATCCTAAGTTCTAGCAGATCAAGTTCATTATAAAAAGTAAATGTATCAAAAATTTTCATAAAACATATTCAAGAATAAACTTGCGTTGATCTTCCACATTTGTCCACTCACCAACTTGAAGATATTCATTTAATTTCACTTGACAGACTTTAATATCTGTACCCACAAGCATACTATAATTTAGATGCTCTGTCAACATTAAATCTGTACAGTAAAAATTTTGAACTTTATCACTACACAGTGCAGCAGCTACACAAAATGTTCCCACACCAGAATTTGCTAAATTTTTTGCTGACATTAGGGTTACAAAATCTTCAGCAACAGAAGAAGATTGAATAGTTACTTTTGGATTTTGTCTAAGAACTTCAACAATGGGATTGTTTTTATCGGGTTCGGTAACAACAATCGCTTTTTCAAAATTAGAAAGTAATTTGTTGTAAAAATCAAGAGGATTAGGAGTATACTGATGACCGTTAGGATGAACTTGGTCAAAAATATCTCCACTCCTAAGGTGAATAACAACAGTATCGTCAGATATAATTTTCTTGGGTGGCAATTTTAGATGTGGTGCAATGTATTCTTTACAAATCCTACGCATGTTGCGATAGATATGATCCCTAGGAAGATCAACTTCTTTATATATACCTTCCCAGTAGAAGAACTTTGATGATAGTTCTTGAGTGCCATATCCAAATGAAGTTTGATATTTTGAGATAATTTCATGATCAATACTTTCAAATTGTGTCATCAATACTTCAGCAACCATACATCCAACAGCACACTGCTGAATGTTATTACCAAGTCTTCCATACCAATGTGAAATTTTTACTGACATACAAACAAATTTCTTGCTTCAGCACCTTTAGAAATAAATGGTCCCCAGATTGTTTCTGGAATGACTGTTGGATCTACATACCAATCTTCATAAGGATTGTCACCATTACAAACATCAGCAGCAACCAATTCAAATCCTTTAGATTTCAAAAATTCTCTTGATAGTTCTCTTGCTTGAGGACCATCTTTATAGACATCTGTTTCGTATGTAATGACAGAAACTTTATATTCATCAAAAGGAATTCTAGTAAGAATTTTATAAGTTGTCATCGCAGGTTCACAGTCAAGTGAAAGATAATCAATCGTTTTATCTTTCCACCTACGACCATCCAGTTTCTTTAAAAACTCAAAGACAGTACCATCTGCATATTCACATTTGTTATGACGAATGGTATTGAATAGTTCAACCATTTCTTTGTTGATTTCAACAGAAATTCCTTTCCACATAAACATATCTTCTAAAAGAAAAGTATTATTAAATTCTACTGGATGATTAGCACCAACTTCAAGATACTTACCACTACGTTTTCCTTGAAGCATAGTCAAAACAAATAAATCTTGATATGCTTGAGAAAAATTTCTTTTAATTTTTTCAACCCCAGGGAAGTTGTTAATTAGGATATCACAATCCACATTGTAATTTGTATTCATCAGTCAACACTATAAATTTTTTTTAAAATTTGATTAGTAATCCATTTATAAGTTTTTAAAATTCCATCTTCCAATGTCATAGAATACTCCCAACCAAGTTTCTCACGGACAAGATCGTTGTTAGAATTACGTCCACGAACACCAAGAGGACCATCAATATGATTTTTTTCTACTTGTTTATTAGCAATTTTGGCAGCAGTATCTACCAACTGATTGATAGTTACCATTTCTTCAGAACCAATATTTACTGGTCCAATAAAATCCGAATCCATCATGCGACGAGTTGCCTCAATACATTCATCGATATAAAGGAATGAACGAGTTTGTTCACCATCTCCCCATACATCAATAGTTCCACCTTCTGCAGGAAGATATGCTACCTTACGACAGATTGCTGCTGGTGCTTTTTCACGTCCACCTTCCCAGGTTCCCTCTGGACCAAATATATTATGATAACGAGATACCCTAACAGGTATGCCATGATTCCTATGGTACGCAAAGTAAAGACGTTCCGAAAAAAGTTTCTCCCAACCATATTCAGAATCTGGTGCAGCAGGATAAGCGGATTCTTCACGGCAGTCAGGATTGTCAGGATCAAGTTGATTATGCTCTGGGTACATACATGCAGAACCAGAATAAAAGATCTTGGTCTTATTAATACCAAGTCTTTCATTCATTTGATGCTGCATCTCAAGAACGTTTAAGTTAATTGTTACAGAATTATGCATAATGTTTGCATCATTTTCACCAGTGAAAACAAATCCTGCGCCTCCCATATCAGCAGCAAACTGATAGATCTCATCAAATGCCTGAATATAACGATAGGGAACTGACTGATAGAAGTTTCCTCTATCACCTTTATATTCCAGAACACGACGAACAAAATCTACATCACGAAGATCCCCATGAACAAATTCATGTGCTTCAGTAGGAGAATACTCAGGGTTCTTTAGATCTACACCACGAACCCAATATCCTTCGGATCGTAGTCTTTTAACCATATGACTTCCAATAAAGCCACCTGCACCAAGAACTAGTGCTTTTTTAATATATTGAGTCATACTGAATGATAGAATAAAGTTTCTTTTGTATAGTTTTGGACAACCTCTTCTATGTAGTCGATCATTTCACTGGTAATAACTGGACTACATCCAAGGAAAAATACATTATCTAACACTTTAGATGCGTTAGGATAGTTTGATGCTGGTTCGATGTGACGATATCCAGGATGTGCAAGAATATTACCAGCAAAATAATTTCTTGTTTGAATACCACAACCCTCCAAATATTTAACAAGTTGTGGTTTACCGTCATCATATACAATAGGAACTCCAAACCAGGAGGTTTCGGCATGTTCTTTTTCTTCAATAACTCTTACACCAGGGATCTTAGAGAAGATCTCATGAAGTCGAGATTTGTTGATACGACGAATATCATGGATATCTATTTGTTTTTCCAACTGCACAAGACCAATAGACCCTTGCAAGTCTGCAGGTTTGAGGTTGTATCCTTGAACGCCAAAGACATACTTATGATCAATATCCTTATCGTACCCTTCTAACCAGCGGTCGAAGCGATTACCACAAACACCGTTAGGCAGTTTATTTTGGGATCCTACACAATAACATCCACGACCCCACCAGGCAAAAGATCTAGCAATCTGAACAATCTCTTCATTGTTAGAGGAAACCATTCCTCCTTCGATAGTGCTGATATGGTGAGCTGGGTAAAACGAACACGACGCTGCGACGGCATGTTTGGTAAGAAGATCACCTCTCCACTTACTACCAAGACTATCACAGTTATCAGCGATGTAATGAAGATTATACTGCTTGATAATATCAAAAAACTTATCAAAGTCGTAGGGATTTCCCAAGACAGGTGAAGAGAATACTGCTTTTGTTCTAGTCATAATCTTTTCACGAATCTGTTTTAGATCCCAATTCAAATCACTGTAATCAATATCTACAAAGATTGGTTTCAAACCATTCTGAATGATAGGATTAATTGTAGTTGGGAATCCACAAGCACAAACGATGATCTCATCACCATCTTGCCAGTCAAAGTATTTTTTTAGTGCAGCGATCATCACCAGGTTTGCAGAAGAACCTGAGTTAACCATCAAAGAATGTTTGAAATCAAACATCTTAGAAAATGCTCGTTCAAACTTATCGACTTCTTCACCAGCAGGCAACCACTTACCTTCTAGAAGAGTTGTAATTGCTGCAGCAACTTCACGTTCATCCCAGTAAGGACCAGAGTAAAAAATCTGATCCCCCTTCTTCCAATTCTTATTAGCAAGATAAGGAAAAAGGTTTTCACCTTCACGTTGCAGTTGCGAAATAAAATTTGTTACTTTTCCGTTTACAGACATAAATCTTTGACGATAAATTCTAATGAAAGTTTTGGTTCAAACCCAAGCATTTGAAGTTTCCTTGTGTCCATCCAGAAGTTTTCTGTCTGAACATTTTTATGAAACGCTGGCGGTTCCATATTCTCAATCTTACCTTTCGACTTTATATAGTGGTTAGCAAGATGAATGATTTCACCAACTGATGTTGGTTTACCAGATCCAATATTATAGATTTCGTTTAAATTACCACCATCAATTACAAGTTTAATTGCACGACAAACATCTTGAACGTGCATAATATCACGACAATGTGATCCGTGATTATAAAGTTTGATGTCATGATGAAGTTTGAGTTCATCAATCAACCAAGTAATAGCATTCTTTTTTCTAGATGCTTTTTGATCCCCAACACCAAGAACATTACAAAGGCGAAGAATGCGATATTTTATTCCGTATGTCTCTGCGAACGACATGATTAGTTGTTCTGCACAGCGTTTAGTAATGGAATAAAATCCTGTTGGTTCACAACGTGCATCTTCTTTTGCTGGAATATATGGTGTTTTACCATACACAAACCAAGAACTAATAAAATTGAAAGTAATGTCTTCAGATCTACAATGATCTAATACTTCACATAGAACTTTTAAATTAGTATCTACGTCTAGAGTAATTCTATCATGAACATTATAATTGTCAACTGTGGAGATAAAATATAAAATATTCTTTGTCTTGGGTTTGCGTTCATCACGTTGCATTTCTATGCAACCATCATACATTTTTTTAAAATTACCACCTACAAACCCAGTACCACCGTATAGAGAAATCATTGTTTCAAATACCAATCAACAGTCATTTTAAGTGCTTGATCAAAATCAAAATGTGGGATCCAACCAGTGTGTTGTGTAAGTTTTTCAAAACTCATACCATAACGTTTATCTTGTCCAGGACGATCTTGAGATACTTTAATTAAATTTTCTGGTTTACCAAGAATTTTTAAAATCTTTTTGGTAACATCAATGTTTTTTAATTCACAGTCCCCACCAATATTAAAACGATCATTCATAACACGCTGATCTTCAAGCATCCAAATAGCGCGGCAATGATCGTAAACATATAACCAGTCTCTAATCTGTTGCCCACCACCATACATATAAGTCACTTCATCCTTTAGTGTATTGAAAATTACCTTTGGAATAAGTTTTTCAATGTGCTGATGAGGACCATAATTATTGCTACAGTTAGTAATGAGATAAGGTAATCCGTAAGTGTTGTGCCATGTTCTGACATAATGATCGGAAGCTGCTTTACTGGCACTGTATGGATTCCTGGGATCATAAGGAGTTTCTTCTGTGAATAATTCTGTATCTTCGTATTCTAATGATCCATAGACTTCATCTGTGGAAATATGATGAAACTTCTGTATATCAATTGTTAAACTTGCATTTAAAAGATTGACTGTTCCAATTACATTTGTTTCTAAAAATGGTCTATAGTTTCTGATTGAATTATCAACATGACTTTCTGCAGCAAAGTGAAAAACTTTGCGTGGTTTATATTTTTTGAAGATATAATTTACATGATTTTCATTTGTGATATCGCACCAAACAAACTCAAACTGCGGATCTTCAGGAATAAACCGAAGATCCGCAGCGTAAGTTAAGTTGTCCAGCACAATAACTTTTTCATTCGTAACTTCCTTCATATAGTGAAGGAAGTTACTGCCGATAAAACCTGCGCCGCCAGTAACTAAAAACATCAGTCGTTATAATACACGTTATCAATTCTACCATAATCATCTTCCAATCTTACAACATCGTTCTCCTGGCATTGCCCATGTTGAACTTCAATAAAAAGAACTCCATTGTCACCAGCAGTCATGCGGTGACGGGAGTTAATTGCAATATGAAAATGTTTTCCAGGATAAACCCATTCAGTATATTCGTTTAATTGAACAATACCAGAACCCTGGACAATAATCCAGTGCTCTATTCGATAATTATGATACTGAAGTGAAAACCTTTGATTTGGATTTACATAAATTCGTTTGACTTTATGTGTTAGTCCTTTGTCAATAGTTTCATACCAACCCCAAGGTCTTTTCCTACGTACACATGTACAATCCATTTTCGTATAAGTAAATTCTCAAGCTCGCCACCAATTCTTTAACTGGAAATTGGAAACCAGGCGGAGAAAGAATTCCCCATCCGCACCACTTGCTCTTGAAAAAAGCAAGAAAACAATAGGGTCATAATTGACTCCACCACTTATTTTTTTAAAAAATTAAGAAAACAAATTTACCAGTTTTGCAATTTCGTTTATGGAGAAAAATCCACATAAGGTTAAAACGTCATAAAGTTTAAGTTTAATTGCAAACGGTATTATTAGAATACCACCAATACACTTGATAAGTAATCCATAACGAAAATCTCCCCATAACATAAGTTGATACCCAAGTATGAGGAGAATGTTGCCTAGGTATCGTAAAATACTAGATTTAGGCATTGGGTTGCTCCCGACCAGGGTTTTTATAGTCTCTCCATGACTTAGACTAAAACGCCCGCGTCCATTAGATCATATTCTAGATTATCAAGAATTACGTTGTAATCCTTTTCCGCATCGTCATAAAAATAAACATTGCGAGATTTGTAGTATTTACAAAGTTTTTCATAAAGTTTAGGATACATTTCATCAAGATAAACACTTCCTTTTACAGCAGAAGTAAGTTTTTTGATGTCTGTTTTGAACTTAGAAAAAAATGGACTGCGAGACATTTGTTGTTGTAAGTTTACTGTTTTAGTATAGAATGAAAAGGCACTTTTGTCAAGTGCCGAGTCCGAACGCTGAGATTTGAACTCAGATTATTCCGCTTCCCAAAAGCGGTGCCATGACCAAGTTAGGCGACGTTCGGTTATTCTTTGAAGTGTTCTATTCTATGACAGTTAGAACATAAGACTTCGCATTTACTAAGTTCTTTTAGAACATTCTTCCAAGATCTAAATCTTGCAATTTCAGAAAGATTATGGTACGAATAATTGCTATGCGATCTGCTTCATGATTGTTATCAGAAGATTTTTCACCTAATGCTTTACACCAAAGTTTCCACATTAACGAATTTCAAATTCAAGTTTTTTAACTTTTCGTTGACGTTTTGCCTCTTGAAAAGCGAGGTCATCTTGACTCAGTATACCAGAATTTTTTTTCTTTGTCAACCCTTCTATGATAACAATCTGCGAAAGATCTACTGCAGAAATTTTATCATTATAAATTGTTGCTTGATTTGGACATCCACAAACGATCCATTTTGAGGAGTTTGTTAACTCCTTGTTACAAGTTTTGCAACGTATTGTCAGTGTGTTTAAATTCATTTAAGGTTTTAAAATATTCTTTACTTGCAATTTTAAGAGTATATCCAGGATAGAATTTTTTTACAATACTACCAATACCCATTGTAGTAATGGCACTATCACAAAGTACCCATACAGTTTTTTCATTAGTGTCCACTACATGTGGAAGAGGAAATTTAGTTTTCATAAGTAAATGTTTTGTTTTTCACTTTAGTGTCAAATTCACCAGTACGTCCAGGTTTCATTTTGCCAACCTTAACATTTTTTCCTTTCCCTGGCCAAGATGTTTTAGAAGTTCCAGTAAGACTTGCACCACCCTTTCCTTTTTTTTGAACTAAAACGGAATCTTGATCATACTTAGCACCAAGTTTAGCAACTGCCTTTTTAAACTTTTTTTTACTTTTCTTTCCAGATGAAATTACATAAGACTTTTCAGAAACTTTTTTCTCATCTTTAGTGCCAGGATTTTCTGTATATCTTCCTTTTACTTTTGTTGGACCAGGAAGACCAGCACCACGAATGTCTTTTGTTAATTGCTTGGATCGTGCTTTGTTTTGAGACTTAGACTTATCACCTCTTTCGGCAGACATGATTGCCATGCCACCTTTGTCTGATTTAGATTTTACACGATTGAGTGAAGTCTCTTGAATACACTGACATTCTAGCATAAACTCAGCAAAATTTTTCATTTATTACTAATGCTTATACACCAATTTTATTTATTTATATGGGCGATGACGGGATTGAACCGCCTACATACTCGGTGTAAACGAGGCACTCTACCGCTGAGTTAATCGCCCAAGCTCCACAACCTGGATTCGAACCAGGGACAAAGTGATTAACAGTCACCGACTCTACCGCTGAGCTATTGTGGAATAAAGAAAGTTACTGGACTTACACCAGTTACGAGGGCATTATCTGCTTGTCTTGATTCTTTGACTTAACTTCCTTTCAAAGACCACTCAAAAAATGAGTGATCTAACTCAACCTATGAGTAGTTTATCAGAACTTGATACCTAGACCAGTTGTAAATACTGGACTATAAGTTCCATTGGAACCACCATAGCTATTGGTAGCATTGGTAGTGGGAAACTTAACATCAGCAAAACCAACCAGAGAATCTGTAATGCGACTTTCAACACCCAGAGCAAACACAACTTGACCCTGTGAACCAACAGCAGACTGATAGTTAGAAGAAGTATTGTTTACGAAAGGAACTTGATAACCAACACCACCATAAACATTTGCACGACTTACTTTAGTTCCATTAGCAAGAGTCTTGCGTGAGATGGAGTAATCATAAGTAGCAAGTGCTCCACCAGCAGCACCAATCTGTCCAGCAGGACTACCGACAAAGTTAGCATAAGGACGAACTGAAACATCATTACTCCAAACAGTCGCCACAGGGAAACGCGCTTGAACAGTAGCACCAGAAACAGTTCGGTTAGCACCATAACCATTACCATCAGTACCTTGCTTATTTACAAGAACACCAACACCAACATACTGACCAACTCCTTGTGCCTTACGAGCGGCAGCAACTTCAAGAGTCCTTACACGAACATTAGTAGCAGCAAGTTGCTTAGAGAACTCAGCACGAAGAGCAGCAGCAGTGCGGGCATCTTCAGCACTGGAGAACTCGGAAATGCGATCCAGGCAAGCATTCGTCAGAGCAGCCAGCTCAGCACGAGTAGCATCCTGAGCAGGCTTTAAAGTACCATTAGGATATCCAACAAGACAACCGTAACGAGCATTTAGATTGGTAATTGCCTGATATGCCCAGTTAGTGGGGGAAACATCAGAGAATTGTCCAGCAAATGCAGGAACAGTCATTGCAGAAACAGCAACTGCACTAGCAACAATAGATTTGATTTTCATAAGAATGTATTAAAAAATTACAAATACAAGATTTATTTAGTGCCCAATTTTTTGGGCAAGCGAAATAGGAGATTTGAACTCCTGACGTTCTGCTTGGAAGGCAGACATTCTACCGCTGAATTAATTTCGCAAATGTCGGTGAGAGGACTTGAACCTCCACGAACTAGTCACTGGAACCTAAACCCAGCGCGTCTACCATTCCGCCACACCGACAAAAAAGGGACTTACAAATTTCTCATGCCTGTTGCACTTCCTTCACACTTGAACATTATAGCATGGTTCCCCAAATCTGTAAAGACCTTCTTGGATATGGTGCAATAGAAGACAAATGAGTTATAGAATGGTTTTCTTCTTCTGTATTTATTACTAATGTGCCTGGTTCAGGACAAATAACGTGTAAGTTTTCCTCTTTGTCTTCCCATAGAAATAATCCACCCCACTTATTATTCCATTCATTCAAATATAATGTTGCACCAAATTTATAATTAGCATCACTATGCCATCGGATGCCAGAATTTTTAAGAAACACATTATAATTCATGGTAATTTTGTCTGCTTCTGGAAGCAACTTCAACAATTCAGTTTTTATTTTTCTTTCTGTAAAGGAAGAAACATCAGCAGAAAGACAAACTCCATGAAAATCATCTCCAAGTAATTCTTTATTCCATGTGGTTTGATTAATGGACCATGCACGACTAGGAAGCAACTTATCTATTTCATCGTTGCATAATGAAATCAATTCTTTTCTAAGGGAGTTCTTTATAAGTTTCATTTGGATTTCTAAAATATCCATCTGAGTTACAATAGCAACTGGGTGGTATAGTACTGATATAATTTTCCTTAGTAAAGGAACGTCTCAGGTAGGATTCGAACCTACGACTCACGCTTTAGAAGAGCGTTACTCTAGTCCACTGAGTTACTGAGACACGTACCATGGAGCAGTTAGTCTAATCTCACCTCCCAATGCCTTACAGTCTTTAGTATAGCACACATTTTCGTCAACCGGTTTTTCGCTGTATCTGGGTTTGTATTTCCTGTCATAATCAGAAATAATACGATCATACTCCGGAGTTATATCATTTATTGCTCGATCTACATCTCTACCAATTCTTCTCTGAAGTTTTTCATCATCTTTGATTATAAACTCATTCAATATGGTTTGAGGAAAATATTTTCTTTGTATCTCATCTAAAATATCCCATAGATTATTTTCAGATATCTTAGTGCATTGCGAGAGGGTTGCTATCACTGCTGTCAATACAACTCCGATGATAGCATACTGTTTTATATCTGGTTTCTTCTTGCCAAAATTAAAGTTAACCACAAAGGGGGAAGATATATTCCCCCATATTTATTCAGTTAGGCATCTACTTCAGTAAGAACCATTTTCTTTGCATAGTTATATGCAAAGTCAGTTCTTGCTCCATGATGTCCCCAACGAATCCACTTACTAGCATAATACATGTACTGGTCAATAGATTTACCAGGAGTTTTCATTCTTGGTTCAATCATTTTCCAGTCACCCTCATACAACATATAGTTGAGTTGAGTGTCAAGTGTGGAAGCACTGGCACCCATACGGGCAGCATGTCTTCCTAAACCATTATATCTTGCAGAATCGGTCCACTGAATTAATCCGTAACCACCGCTTCCACATCCTTGGTAGGAAACTCTAGACCCACCCTCACAGATATTAGGAACAAAATCTGATTCCTGTTTGATATTGCCCATGATTGTTGCTAGAGCATTCTTATCTTTGATTCCTTGTTTTTGTAAGTAACTCAAAGCATAAGTTTCTGTTTGATTACACCCTTTACATTTCCAAATCTTTTCTTTATTTTCGACCTTCGTTTCTGTAATGTTTAGTTTTTCAGATTTGGTGTCTTTCTGATTTGAGAAGTCTTGAACTGTGAGTTCTAAACTTTCTTTCTCAGGAACTGGTGGAGCACTCACTGGTATTAAGAGTGGTGACTGAAACGCAGTTAAGACTGAAAGGGTAGCAATTGTTGATAGTAGCATTAAGTTTAATAGAATTCTACATCCCAATAGAGAAAGCACACTTCCCTTTTTTCAAAGGGCAATCTCCTGGGCTCTAATTTTCACATCAAAATCTCATGATGTAACCGCTGTAAGGCGATGTTTCATTATAAGTGATTATTTATCTTTTGTCAAGACTTCTATGTCAACCTTCTGGTTCATTTTCAATAATCCAATTTTTTAAATTGGTAATATATTCTCTAAGAAGATTTGATTGAGATAAATGAAAAGAATTTTTAGTTTCTAAATACAATTTAGTGTGCAAATCTATTGCATCTAAGCATTTTTTTATAACAGGGTTCCATGGTTCTCTAAAGGGAGTATTCCATTCGCGTAACATTTTACTGTTTTAAACTTTATTTAAAAATTCTTCCCCAACCAGTCTTATCCTTACCATTCTCTAACCATCTATAAGTTAAGTCAGACTTCTTATATACAGCACCTTTGCCATTATAAACATCACCCGTATAACCATCATTGAGTGACCCATAAGGATCATTTACAACATAGTCACCACTCTGTGTCTTACCAATCACTACAACCATGTGGCCGCCCGTAGGATTAGATAAAGAACCACGATGTAGAATGCCAATCACTACTGGTCTTTGATTTGCTATTTCACGATCAAGATCAGCAAAAGAAAGATTGTAACTAAAGTGTGATTTAACCCCATATGAATTCAACACATTAGTTTGAACCGAATGGTCAGTTGTATCACCGATGGCAAATACTTTTCTAATATAGGCATCATCTCCTTGTGCTCCTTTAAGAATTCCAGAGTTTTCCCTCTGCCTTTCTTCTACGTGCCAGACCTGCTTCTGCATTTGAACCAGGATTACGATAAAGATAAAGAGCATCAGGAACTTTATCCCATTCTTTATTTTTTAATCTCGCAGTGATTGAACTAAAATTTCCAGATCCATAAAAACCAGCTCCAAGATTGTAAGCAAAACTAAGAAGAGCACCACGTTTTCCATCTGTCATCTCACTCCAATAAGGTATTTTTGAAAGTGTAGGAAGAAACTCATTTTTAATTTGATTTATCAAAAGATCATCAGCAACTTTTTGTGATATCTTTTGACCCAGTTTAAATGGTTTTCCATTCAAATCTCTAGTGCTTCCCCAACCAATAGTAATCGGAAGATGTCCAGACAGAGGATCTGGATATGCCTGCAAATGACAACCTTCAAACTCTTTAATAAGATCTACTCCTTTTGCAGGTACATCATACTTGCTTCCAGAAGGAGTAGAGTTTTCTACTTTTTTACATCAAAGATTCTGCCCCATCCGTCATTACCATTAGGACACCAGCGAGCAGATAGATCTGATTTCTTATAGATAGCACCTTTGCCATTATAAACATCACCCGTATAACCATCATTGAGTGACCCATAAGGATCATTTACAACATAGTCACCACTCTGTGTCTTACCAATCACTACAACCATGTGGCCGCCCGTAGGATTA